AAAAGCCTTTTGCCATTTATCCTTTTTTATTGGCATAGGTTGCGACTTTAATTCCTTTAATTTCTTTTTTAGGTAGGGTTTGCTTATTTAAAAACTTATTTACATCAACATCTATTGGCTCAATAGGTAAATCAATTTCACCTGGAGTTGTTGGAATTAAATTAGCCGGAATAAAATAATCGTCTAATTGAGTATTTTCCTCATCTTTTCCGTAGTTCATTGCAGAACGCTTTTCGTTTGGAGTAATCCACCAAGCCTTTGATAATTGGTCAACTACCTTGTCCGTCTCCTCTTGCATCTCAGGAATTACAGAAAAATCAAATTCAATACAAAGTTTGTCCCCATATTTAGGCGCTAACCATCTGTTTAATTCGTCTTTAATTTTTATAAGTTCCGGAATAACTGCGTTTTGATACAATGCTTTTTTAGCCTCTTTCATATTGTTATAAGAGGATGATTCAGTATTGTTTAGTAATTGCACCGGTACATTGTAAATGTTACATAAATCTTTTATTGAGGCATTGTATTGCGCTATTAAAGAAACATCTGTTGCGTTTAATCCAAAATTAACCCAAGACATTTTGTTTGGAGTTATGATAATATCTCCGGCATTGTCCGAGCCTTGATGCTGACGTTTAAATTTATCTTTTAATTGTTGCGCTTGTACCTCGTTAATATCGCCCATTTCAGAAGTTAATAAACCCCTTGCAGTTTGGTTTTGTAAATATTTTACTCCGGTTTGTACCGCTTCATTGTTTGTTGTTAATGAACGCAAACCCGCTCTCAACGGCGATTGTCCGTACAAATGCGATCCAGTACCATCATAGTAGGGATTAAAGTCTTTAATGTGGCAAATTTCAGATGCGTCAATGTATTTTGTTCCGTTGTATTCTAATTTATATTTAGATACTGGCTCCATTATACCATTAGATATAATCTCCATCACTTGCGACGGCATAACATACAACTCTGTGAACTTGCCAACATTTGCTCCGGTATCAGGGCCAATTCCGTAAATGTATCTATTACCGGTTAATTTACCAAAAGCAATTAATTCAGTTAGCCAAGCGTTGTAAGATTGTGCCGGATTTGGTCGCTCTAATATTTTATGTAATTCGGTATCTTGTAATTCAACCAATGCATTTTTTTGCAATAATGACGCCTTTTGTATAGACGCTGCATCCATCATTCCTGAAGTTAAAGCCTTGTATCTTTTGTAATCGTTTTCGTTTGTCTTTTCATAAACTTGAAACGGAATTGTTGTTGCCGCCTTTGTGATTAAATTTATCAAAGAATATATTGTTGCGTTTTTCTGATATCCTTGCGTAATATAAGAATCATCGTTCTCGTTATTCCAAAGCACAGAATTACCTAGCCAATTGTAAATGGCTCTGTTGTATTGCTCGTTTGTGTTTTGATTTTTTTTTGAAAAATTGAATCGGTCAAAGAATGAGGCCATATTTTAAAGTAATATAAAATTTTCGTAAAAATACAAAATTTAAAATTGTTTTTAAACTACAAAAAAGTTGTTAATTAAATTCCTTTCGATAGCATAGGATGTTACGTCAATGTGTTCATCGTGTTTAGCGTTTGGAAATGTGCTAACTTGTTGTAAAAACGCATCATTCCAATTATCTTTGACTAGAAAAACTCTACCGCCTTCAATGAATGGCGACGATGCTCTCGCACGTTCGATTTTAGAGTACCTAACAAAGTTTGTTTTTATTTCAGATACGTTGTATCTAGTCTCACGCCTTAATAGCTGCACAAGCGATTTTCCTGATGCTTTAGGCTCGACTAATATTTGCGATATTGGAACGCCACAAGATTGCACAAAAGAAGTGACAAAGTTTTTTAGTTCAGGCATTTCCAAATACTTGTCAATGCTTTTAAATATGTAAAGATTGTCGCCACTTTTACCGCTGATTTGTATTCCCGTTGGATCGTTTCTTGTGTCTTTAGTGTAGGCGCCATCAATGTACATTTCAAAAGATATATCGCTCGGCAATTCGGCTTTATTTATAATATTAAACCAATCTTTGCGCCATTCCCCACCCTCTGGAGGTGATGGGATTTGTAAATATTGTCCGCTAAAAGTATATCTATCGGCTTGGCGTATTGCTTCGAGTTCTTCAAAAGAATGTTTCTCGGGCCATAGCGCATTGTTATCGTCATCCAATGCAGCCAACTTTAAATGATGCCATTGTTCACCACTACCGCCATCTAATAAATAGCCACTCAAATCATCTTCGTGTAGCCTTTGCATAATAACAATGATAGGAACATTTCTATCATTAACCCTTGACCGAATAGTTGTATTATATCGATTGTTTATAAACGACCGCCTAACATCAGATAAAGCGTCATCAGGTTTTAATGGATCATCAATTATAATTGCTCCACCGGTACCGGCACCAAACCCGGTAATTGCACCTCCTGAAGATGTTGCATAAACTCCACCGCCCTCAGTTGTGTACCATTTCTTTTGTGATTGTGAATCCTTTTTTAGTTGCAAATTCCAAATGCTTTGATAGGCGTCTGAATTAATATATTCTTTTGTCATTGAACTATTATCTAGCGCCAAAGAATCGGAATAGGATAAATGAATAAACTTTGCCATAGGATTTTTAGCAAGTGTCCAGGCGATAAACATTTTAACGGCTATTTCAGTTTTACCATATCGTGGAGGTATATTAATTATAAGGCGCTTTATTTCGCCTTTATGAACTTTATGTAGTGTGTTGGCTAATGTTCTGTGAAACTCTGCTGCCTCGAATTTATTTCCGGTATTCTCTTTGAAAATATAACGAGTAAAAAACAAAAGCGAATCTTCACATTTTTGTTTAATTATTTCGTTAATATTCTTCATTTAAAATGTCGTCAATCTTTTTTCTTGCCTCGTTTGATAATTTGCTTGTACTAACTTCTGCGGTCATCTCTACTTCCTTACGTTCAATATAACCTCTTTTCTTGCCTTTGGTTTTTAAATAGAATATTGTTGCAGTTGTGTTGTCGTTTTCAATTTGCTTATGAAGTTTTGATTCTACAAAATCCAAAGTCAAATTTTCTAACTCATCAACAGAGGCTCTAAAGTCTTGGTCATCTTTGTAATACTTGTAGAATGTAGACCTTGCACAACCAACTATTTTACACGCAGTTGTAACTATTCCAAGCGATTGCTCTAGCGCTTCTAAAAGATTCTTTTTTACTATGTACGAATTTGTTGTCATAACGCAAAGTTAAAAAAATATAAATACATAAAAAAACCCCCTATTTCTAGGAGGTTAATTAAATAGCTTATTGGGTTTTTCCCTTTATACACTATTCCACCACGTCTGATGTTTAACTTATATTTTAAAATAAATCTTCTAAATCAAAAGCACTAGACAACTCATCAATAGCATCATCAACTAAACCAATAGCACTATCTATTGCAGCCATTTTATCATCGTGTATTTGTGCAGCTTCGCTTTCGTGCCATCTCTCAGACCTTTCATCCATTGCCCATTCCATTGCATCAAATTTGTCTTGCAATTTTTCTTTGATGTTGTTTAATTTAATTAGATTTGATTTCATAATTTCTATTTATTTAATACTTTTTAAAGTTGTTAAAGTTAATTTTAATGCATCGATTGCAAACTCGTTTGCCAATACTCTTGAAAACCCCTCTTTTACAAATGCTTCTTTTAATATTGATCCACAAACTAAAATACTTTTATCACTAAAATTGTTTTCTATTAATTTAACTGCTACTTGACTTAATAATACTTTCATAATTTCTATTTGTTTACACTTCAAAAGTAAAAGAATTTTTTCAATTACACAAGAAAAAACAAAAAAATTTTTAAAAAAATAAAAAAACCTCCCATTTCTGAGAGGTACAAACTTAAATTTTATGAAAAGAATTTTAAACTTGGTCGTTCTTAATTCTCTGCTAAATTATAATTTTTCTTTTAGTTGTGCAAATTTATTTTTTTCTTCTTTATCTTCTTTTACTATAAAGATACTTGGTAAAGGATTATTTTTGCACTCTTCGTAAAGTATATCTTTCCAATCTTTCATAATTTATTTTAAATTATTTTTCTCTTTATTTATTGCGTTAATAAAACCTTTTCTGTTCTTATATTGAAACTGAACAAATAATTCGTCTTTATTCAAGTAAGTTTTTATATATCTAATTTCGTTATCACTCCATTTTATTTCTTGAAAAGTTATGTTATTTATTTTTTCTAAAATTGTCATAATGTTATTTTTGTTTTACACTTCAAAAGTAAAACAATTTTTTCAATTACACAACTTTTTTAAAAGAATTTTTTTATTTTTTTACGAAAACTTTACGAAAACTATTTTCCACACAATTCGCAAACTTCTTTGTCTGTATCGTTTTTGTCGTCTTGGTCGTCATCAATGGGTAAATCAAAAACTGGTAGATCAACCCCCCATTCAACTAATTTTTGAACATCCCATTCATTCGCTAATATATCCCAATCCCATTCTCCAAAGCCTACATTGTCTTTAACAATAAACTCTTGCTTTTGTTCTTCTGTCCAACCTTGTGCAATATCAATCCAAACCTCAAACAATCCGGCAGACTTACAAGCCTTTAAACGCATATTTCCGCCAAGAACAATCATATTCTCATCAACTACTATTGGCCTTTTCTCTAACATCTCAGGAAACGCCTTAATTGACTTGACTAATTTTTTAAATTTAGAATCTTTTATAAATCTTGGATTGTCCGGATTTTCTTTAACAGATGCAATGTTTACTTTTTTTTTCAAAAGAGTAATTATTTATCTTGTGTAAACCAAACAAAAGAAATTCCAACCACCGCAATAAAGAATTGCAGACAATGTTCTGTTTCTCCGGTTAAATCTGTTTCGCCAAAATCGTCATCCATATTAGAATTCCAATAATTAGCGCCAAAGCAAATGCCGAATAAAGCAAAAATAGTTGTGTTGAAGTTTATGTTCATACTTGCCAGTATTTTTTGTAAATATACAAATATAATTCTATAACTTTTTTTTGTGCTTCCTCTTGTGTGTATATTTTTGGCGATACTTTTTTGTCGCCATTTTCATTAATTTCAACTTTTAAACCTTTTTTTGTGGGTAAAACGCCAACAGTAATATTGTTGTTTATGCACCATTGCATTGCCTTTCTGTGTTGGTCAGTTTGCGGAATGTTTATTTTTTTGCTTTTAGGCATTAGTATATTGTTTTTATTATACTATTTGCTACTGCCTCAACAACATCAACTGTTACTGCATTTCCGCACATTTTATATCGTTGTGTATCGCTTATTTTACCACTTTCTCCGTACTGAGTCCAATTATCTGGAAAGCCTTGTAATCGTTCACATTCAATAGGTGTCAATCTTCTTATTTTGTTTTCATTAATTACCTTAAAACCATTAGTTAATCCACTACGTGAACAATGCTGAGTAATAGTTCCAACTATATTTTCTTCTTTTACTTTATTGTTGTAACCATCGTAGATTACCGCCTGATTACAAGCAGTATCTAAAGTTTGTGCAACTCCTTTTCCAACTCTACCCCTACGTGTTTCTGAGTTTGGATTTGAATAATTTATACTATCCCCTTCAGCTGCTTCTTCATAACCTTTACTAGTTGCTGATTTTACTTTAATTACTGGTGTATCGTTAGCAAATCTCCAGTAATTTGTACAAATAGTTGGCATTACAATTTTGTTATGTTTTTTCTTGGATGATTTAATATTCGGTCTTGTTGTTTCTCTGATAGGAAATACTTGTCCTCCACTTCCGTTTCCAAGATATCCGACAAGGTAGATTCTCTCTCTGTTTTGGGGTAGAAACCACTTTGTATTAAGCAATTGCCATTCAAGTCTATAACCCCCAATGTTGGTAAAGGCTTGGATAATTGCCCAAAAGTCTTCGCCATTGTTTGAGGAGAATGTTCCTTTAACATTTTCCCAGATAAAAAAACGTGGTCTACACTCATCGATGAGTCGAATTGCCTCGGTAATAAGGGAGCTGCGTTGTCCTCCCATCCCTTTACGTTTTCCAGCAAGACTAAAATCTTGGCAAGGCGATCCGAAAGTGATTGCGTCAATTTTTGGTAATTGTGTTCCTCGAACATCTGTAACTGATCCGACATAATTTGAATTTTTAAAGTTATTTTTATAAACGTCTATTGCGTATTTATCTACTTCTGAAAAGTATGAGTTTACTTCAAAACCCGCTTTTTCAAAACCTAAGTGAAATCCGCCAATCCCACTAAATAAATCTAAGTGATTAATTTTAATTTTTTTCATTTGTTTTATTTTTAAAATGGTACATCGTCATCGGTTATAACCTCAAACCTTTTTGTATTTAAATCAACATCCCTATAAACACCGCCGTTTTTAAAATCAGGCGCAATGTCAAATTCGCCTAATTGGCCGTTTTCTTTTCGTTTTACTTTTTCAACATACATTTTTACAATATCTGAATTAAATTTTGTACGTTGTCCAATGCATCTATAAACTATTAATCCGTTGTAGGCCTTATTAAAAAAATCAGCAGAGCCGCTTATATCATACAAGGTTGGCTTTTTATAGTTTCCGTTTTCGCTTTCTATTTTTCTAGGGTGCGCCACTAAAAATAAATGTGTATTTGTTTGCTGACAAAATTGTGTAATTTCTGACAATACTTTTCCGATATAGGAATGGTCTCTTTGCGCTGAATGGTCGAGCATATTCCAAGGGTCAATAACGCAAACATTAATACCTTTTTGAAATACCAATTCTTTAAAATGGTTTAATATTGCTTTTAAAGTTAGATTTTCTAAGTCTATCTTAACCCAAAAGAAATGATCTTCAATAAAATCTTTTGTGTTGTTTAATTGGTTACTATCGCAATTAGTTTCGTTTAATTTATTAGCAATTCTTTTTATGTGGCCCTCATAAGGAAATGATTCAGGAGCAAAGATTGCGCATCTCATATCGTAGGTAGTTGCTAGGTTGCAAAATATTTGGTCAATTACGTCAGACTTTCCTGAATTTGGGATTCCGGTAACAACCGACCACTCTCCTAAAGACATTTTAAAATATGTGTCAGAGTTCGGCAAACCTATTGAATAGTTTTTAACTCCCGCCTCATTGTAATTTAAAACCGATTGCCAAATGTCATCAACATTTAAAACACCCTCCAAAGGGAAGTTCTTAGCGCCTTTTATTACATTCCTTAATGATTCGGCTCCCTTAGATATTAAAATCTCGTTAGCGTCGTTAAAATCGCCAAAATCAACGTATTTGCAACGATACGCTCCAAACCTTCTTGCGAGTTCTTTTCTGAGTTCAATTCCCGGATTGTCGTTATCTGTGCAAAGTATTATTTCTTTTTTATCTTTAAAGTATTGCCAACAGTTGTCCAAATATTCTAGTCTTTGGCTACCTTTAGACGCACCATTTGGAACAGAACAAACGGAATAAATACCGGCCTCGTGTAAAGTTAAAGCATCCATTTCACCCTCGACAATATAAATCTTGTCCATTTCTTTGATATTGTCAAGTCCATAAAATATAAGTTCCGCATTTGAAACCATTTTAAAGTTTTTCTGCGAAT